GATCGCCGACTGGATCGCCGCCGAGCTGGCCCTGACGCTGAGCAACGCCGTCGAGACGGCTGCGTTCAGCGGCAACCCGAGCAACGCCCCTGGCGTGGCCGGGCTTGTGACCAGCCACACGGGTGGCCTGCTGGCGTCTTCGGCTGCCACCTACGCGGCGTCGCTCGTGACGGCTGCCGGTGACACGCCCGACGAAGTCACGAAGGCCAACCTTTTGGCGATGATGGCTGCGGTTCCGCAGCACTCGCGTCAGGGTGCCAAGTGGTTCTGCTCGCCGTTCTTCTTCGCCACCTGCATGCAGAACCTCGACCTCGCCCAGGGCGGGTCGGTGGGTCTGGCGGCTGGTATGGGCCCGACCTTCCTGGGCAGCCCGGTGGTTCTCACCGACCGGCTCCCGAGCGGTGCGGACTCGACGGGTGCGATCATGGCCCTCTACGGGAACATGGCGAACTCCAGCTACTACGGCATCCGCCAGGCCATCGAGATCGCGTCCAGCGATCAGGTGAACTTCCTGAGCGACCAGACGGTGATCCGTGCGGTGGCTCGCGTGGCGATCACGCACGCCAACCTCGGCACCTCGACGGTGGCCGGTCCGATCATCGGCCTGGTCGGTGCGTGAGCCTGACGGCTTGACGTGATGTGCAAACTGGGCGGGCCGCTCCACAACGGGGCGGCCCGCTCTCTTTTGTTGAGGCACGCATGCTGGTCAAGGTCGGCGGCACGGAAGTTGACATCCGTGTGGAAGCCATCCTGTCGATGCCCAGGTTGAGTTTTACGGCCAACCATTTCGCCTGGGCTCAGGCACTCATGCCGCTCGGCATTCGCCCCACGATGGGCACTGGTGCGTTCTGGAGCCAGGTGAATACCCGCGTGATGGAGCAGTTCATCGACAAGGCCGAATACCTGCTGGCCATCGACTACGACACGTTCTTCACGAAGGAAGACATCGAGCACCTCTTCGCCCTGGCGATGACGTTCCAATGCGATGCCATCACGGGCCTGCAGACCAAGCGAGAAGACGGCCGCCCGATGCTCACGCTGAAGGGCATGCTGGACAACCCGCCGCCGGACGGCAGCACCAAGGTTGATAAGGCGTGGTTTGCCGAGCCGGTGCAGGAAGTGGACAGTGCCCATTTCGGGCTCACGGTCATCAGCACGGCCGCACTCAAGCGGTGCAAGAAGCCGTGGTTCTGGTCGAAGCCCGGCCCGGACGGCTCGTGGCATGAAGGCCGCGTCGATGATGACATCTGGTTCTGGAAGAACTGGCGAGAGAGCGGCAACAAGGTCTACGTATCGCCCCGCGTCGTGCTAGGGCACGGCGAGTACGTCGTCACGTGGCCCGGCAAGAATCTCAGCAGCCCTGTTTTCCAATGGGCAACCGAGTTCACGAACACGCTGAAACGCCCCGAGTCTGCATGGAGTGTCCACCAATGAGGAAAATCACATTCACCCGTGCGTGGCGTGCCTACCGCAAGGGGCAGTCGGTAGAGATGACGGGCGGGCTGGCGACGCAGCTGGTGGCCCAGGGCGTGGCCATCGAAGACCGGCAGCAGGATCTGATCGAGACGGCCGCCATCGAGCACGACGCCGAGACGGCAGACGCCACGCCCAGGAGACGAGGACGCCGTGCAGTACCGAAGTCTGACTAGAGCGACGCCGCCAGCGGTTGAGCCCGTCACGCTCGCCGAGGCTAAGGCCCACCTGCGGGTCGATACCAGCGACGATGACACCTACATCAGCACGCTGATCGCTGCGGCCCGTGAGTGGTGCGAAGAGTATCTCGACCGCACGCTGGTGCATACGCAGTGGGTGGTGCGGTTCGACACGTTCCCGCCGGACGGGACGCACGACATCGAACTACCACGCCCGCCAATGGCTGCCGCTGGCACGACCACGGCGGTGGCTCTGACGTTCACTTTTGAGAACGGCACCACGTCCACCTACTCGACGGCAAGCTACCGCGTGGACCGGGCTGGCACGCCTGGCACCGTAAAGACGCTCTACGGCCAGACGTGGCCGCCGCATCTGCGGGATGACAACGCTATCAGCGTGACGTGGTGGGGCGGGTACGGGGCGAGCGGCACGAGTGTGCCGGCCGCGATCCGGCACGCGATCCTGATGCTGGTGGGAACGTGGTACGAGCGTCGTGCGGCTGCCGACAACGCCGGCGGCGGTGAAGTGCCGTTCGGTGTGAAGTCCCTGCTCGACTCGCAACGCTGGGGATCCTACCGATGATCGACGCCGGCAAGCTCCGCGAGCGAGTCACGGTGCAGATTGCCAGCGGCACGACAAACGCCCTCGGCGAGCAGGTGCTGTCGTGGAGCAACTCGTCTGCCGTGTGGGCCAGCGTGGAAGGCGTCAGTGCCCGTGAGTCGCTGGGGCTGGGCCAGCAGGAGATTGGCGTCACGCATCGCGTGCGGATGCGTTACCTGCCTGGACTGACGCAGAACATGCGTTTCGCCTGGCGGAACCGGACGCTGGAGATTGTCAGCCTGCTCGAGCGTGGCAACCGTAGCGAGCACGAGATCATCTGCCAGGAGACGATCCCGTAATGGCGAACGTCTTCGCTGGCGGCAGCGATAGGCCGCTGATCAAGTTGGCACTCGGAAAAGGCAAGAAGGCGAAAGCCTTGTTTGCCGTTGAGCCGCTGGCAGACGTGGCGGCCGAGCTCAAGAAGCTGCCGCGAGACATCAGCACGAAGTACCAGCTGCGTGCACTCAAGAAAGCGGCGAAGCCAGGCCAGGAAGCGTTGCGGAAGAACGTCGCCGCCCTCGGTGAAGTCACCGGCAACCTGCTGGCTAGCGTCAGCCAGGTGACGCGGAAGTACACGAACAATAAGGCGAAGCTGCCGGTGGGTGTGGTCGTGGTGGGCTTTCGTCGCCCGGTGAACAGCAAGAGCCAGAAGGGTGCCACGCCAGCATTCATCGGCGGCACAGTCCTCAAGGGTCCAAATCGGGCCTACCACTCGCACCTAGTTGAGTACGGCACGCAGCCCAGGTCTCCCGGCAAGTCCAAGCGAGTCAGCCGTCGCCGCGTGATTCTCGGCGGCAGGATTCGCACGCTCACAGAGCGGGCAAAGGAGAAGCCGTCCGGCCGTGGCATCCTGTCATCGTTTAAGACCCGTGGCCCGTTCTTCCGGCCCAGCGTTCGCCGCTATCCCGTGGACTTCATCGCCACCGGCACCGTCCGTGGTAGCCCGGCCCGCAGGCCGCTGACGCGGGCCTTCCAGTCCACGCAGAGCCAGATGCAGAGCATCTTGGACGTGGAGATGCGTAAGGCCCTGACGGCAGCGATCCGTGCAACCCAGAAGAAATACGGAGACTTCGGCCTATGAAATCGCCAGAAGCCGTCCTGCGTACCGCCCTGGTTGGCAGCACGGCCGTCACCACGCTCGTCGGCACGCGGATCTACCCGGTGCTCGCCCCGGCGTCAGCCACGCTGCCGTTTGTCACATGGCGGCGTACTGGCATCCAGCGAGAGCAGACGCTGCGAAACCCGATGGGGATGCCACGCGTGACGCTGGAGTTTCAGATCTACGGCGTCACGTATGACCAGACCCGCGAGGTGGCGGACGCCATGCGTGTCGTTCTGGATGGATACGGTGGGCAGTCGGAAAATACGGTTGTGGATCAGGTGTCGTTGGAGAACGAATCCGACGACTTCGTTTCACTCGGTGGTGCCGAGATGCCGCCGGCGTATCAGATCACGCAGACCTACGACATCCGCTGGCAGGAGAGCTGACGAATGGCCACGACCCCGCATTCCGGTTCCGGCACGACGTTCTCGTTCGGTGGCACAAACTTCACCGTCACGAGCATCACGTACACCATCGGTGCCACCGGCGGCGGTGCCGACAATATCGACATCTCGCACCTTGGCCAGACAACTGGGGCGAGCGTTCTGTCGATCGCACGGCCGCTTGTCGGCACGCAGGGCGGCGACACGGGCAAGAGCGTCAGTATCGAGTACATCGGCACCAGCGTCATCGCCCAGAACACGACTGGCACGCTGTCGATCACAGGCGGCATCACCGTCTCGGCAACGGCGACCTGCAACTCGTCCTCTGTCACGCTGACGGTGAACGACGCCATCCGTGGATCTGCAGAGTTCCAGCTGGCTTGAGCCACGGAGGGTTCCGTGGCCACTTACAGCACTGGGATCACGGCTACCTTCGGCAGCGCTACGTTCACTGAGGTCACTGACCTTGCCTGGACGTACGGCGGTGCCTTGCCCAAGGGACGCAGTGTTGTCTGGACTGACGATGTAGGCAGTGTGTCTCTCACATGCCTCGGCTCGGCTGGCATTGCGACCGCCAGCTATGGCGTACGCAATGACCTGACAATCACAGGCGGCGGTGCAAGCTTGACGTGCAAGGCAGTCTATGAGGGCTTGAGCGTCGCGCCGGAAGTGAACGGCGTAACCCGTTACACCGTGACGTTCAAACTCCTCGACGGGTGAACCATGGCAGTGTTGACGCGAGATCAGATCGAGCAGGCCAGCGACGCCAAGATCATCAAGGTGCAGGCGTGGGGCGGTGAGGTGTGCATCCGCCTGATGACCGTTGGCGACCGCGACAGCTACGAAGTGAAGCTGCTCGAGGCGCAGTCCAAGGCCGTGCCTGTGATTCCCGACTTTCGCTCCGAGCTGCTCGCCCGCTGCCTGTGCGATGACAAGGGCGTGCTGCTGTTTCCCGGCGACGAAGGCGTGGCGGCCCTGCGTCGCAAGAGCGTCGATCAGATCCACGGATTGTGGAAGGCGGCCCTGAAGCACAACGCATTGACCGAGGAGGAGATCGAGAAGCTAGCGGGGGAATGAACGCCAGGCCGAGCTTGCGATTCAAGTTCGACCTGGCCTCGCACCTCAAGAAGACCGTGGCCGAAATCGACGCGATGGACTCTCGGGAGTTCTCGTACTGGATCGCCTACAGTCGATGGTTTCGCCCGCTAGATAACCCGTGGCTACAGACGGGAATGCTGGCAAGTTCAGTGCTGGCTCCCTACTGCAAAAACAAAGTCCCCGACGCTCAAGACTTCATTCCCATCGAAGGCCACGCCCCGCAGCACCCGACGCAGATTGCAGAGACGCTCAAGCAGATGGCGGCCGACCTGGGCCAAAAGTGAAACATGGCAACCCTTGGCATTGGATTTCAGTTGTCGGCATCTGCCGTGGGCATGGCCCAAGGCATCAACGCCGGCGTCGTGGAATTGCAGAAGCTGGGCTACGCCGCCAAGCAGACGGCCCGCGATGTTTCCACGCTGAAGACGCTGGAGATTTCCAAGGCGTTTATCAGCGGCATCTCTTCGATTGCCAACACGTTTCAGGCGTTCACGAGCGGGGCACTCAACGCCATCGACAACACGCGGCAGCTGGCCGCGAGCCTAGGCGTTTCGTACCAAGAGTTGCGTACGCTGCAGGTGGCGGCCGACTTGTCCGGTGCATCGAGCGAGGAACTGGCCAAGGCGTTTACGCGGGCGCAGGTGACGATCAGCAATGCCGCTGGTGGCAGCAAGGAAGCCACGAAGGCCCTGTCGGCCCTTGGGCTGTCTGTGGATGACTTGGCCACACAGACGAGCACGCAACAGTTCCAGGCGATTGCCACGGCCATCAACGGCATTGAGAACCCTGCGCAGCGTGCAGCGGCTGCCGTCGCCATCTTTGGCAAGAGCGGCGCGTTGCTGCTCCCGACGTTCCGCGAGTTGCCCGAGAACCTGAAGACGGCCCAGACGTTTCTGGGCGGGTTCCGCGACGGCGTCA